TGGGAACATGCTCAGAGGTAAAAAAGACGTTATCCGCAGGACAGGGCGAGACATAGATGAGCTTGGTGAGCTTGGTCGTAACTTAAAAATTCGTGCGTTGTGGGAGACTGCTGGCAAGGCAACTTCCACGGAGGACTTGCTTGGCAAGGTGCTTGGCACTGGTGCTGACATCGGTTCAGCGTTGCTTGGTACACGAGGAAGCACTGCACGAGACATCCAAAAAGGTCTTCTTACAACGAGACCTATTGGGCCAGGAGTTTCAGTACCTACAGGTGTTGTAGGCGCAGAAACGGTAAGACAAACTTCAGACAACCGACAGGAGTAATCATGAAAGAAGAAAGCCTTGAGCCACGTGACACCCGCATGGGTGGTGAGAACGAGATGCGTGGTAGCCGCGATGCACAGCGTGCACTTGCCAAGCAGCGTGAGATGGATCGTATGCAAGCTGCTCGTAAGCAGATGCGTAAACCCAAGCGTTGAGGTGTAGCCATGCCGTTGAAACAAGGTTTTTCGCAGAAGACCATCAGCAAGAACATCAGCAAAGAAGTTCGCAGTGGTCGTCCTCAGAAACAGGCTATTGCTATCGCGTTGAGCGTGGCACGTAAGGCTAAGCGTAAAGACAAGCGATGAGCAGGAAAAAGACAGGCATCAATCCTGAGCTTGAGAAGCACATAAATCAGCTTCTGAGCGCAGTCATGAATGACGGTACTGCCAGCATCACAGAGAAGATGAAAGTCGTTGACCGTGCTCTAAAGCTAGAGCAGTTGAAGGCCAAGATTTCTGATGATGAGTGGGGTTCTGGTTTCATGACGGAAGATGACGATGAGGATAAGTGATGATATGATTATTCCGCTATATCAACATAGAGGGTGTAATCATGGACGCACAGGTATTGAGGTTTGTCAGGCTCGGTCTTGAGGTAATCACGGACCGGCTCATCACCATCTTGGCGCTGCTTAGCAGTGGTGGGCTGGCTTGTTGGGTAATGTGGGGGCCAGAGTGGGAGCGAGTCTCCACTCTTGCTATTTATGTCCTTTTTGCATATCTTGTAGTCCGAGCAAAGGAGAGTAGAAATGAAGCTGATACCAAAGGTAAAAACGGTTAGTAGCTATGCCGAGGTTGGCACTGGCGTGATTGAGAACAAGCTGTGCGTGCCCGGGGAGTACACCCCTGGGAAGATGCCTGCTGGTGGGTTCCAATCTGTCTGGAACTTCAAGAACAACCAGCCTAACGACTACTTCACCCGCAAGATGTCTCCGACTTCTGGTGGTGGCAAGAAGGTGTACTAATCATGGGAATCATGGCTTTTACCCCGATGGGGAATGCAGTAGTGTTTACTGCTGCTGTCACGGCTCCCACTCCGGTAAGAGCCTTGTCCACGACCATTGGCGGCACTCAGTACAGAGTCCACAACACGGGCAACGTGGTCGTCTACATGGGCGTTGGTGACACCGCCAACTCTTCTACGTCACAGGCAAACGTTTCTCTGAATGGGGCGACCATAAGCCTCATGCCCAACTCTGTAGAAGTGTTCACCTTTAACGCGAACCAGTACTTCACAGGTGCTACTGCCAGTGGCACGGCTGCGGTTACTGTTGTTCCTGGGGATGGTTCGTAATGTTACGTACAGCCGGTGGACTGACGGTTAACCAGACAACCCAGTTTGCTGGCTACTATGGCTCCTTCTACAGCAGCCTAGACCAGACAGACGGCACGACCCCGCATCTGATGTTCTGCGAGAACACCGCAGACGCAGATGGCGTGAGCATGGAGCTTGGTGATGATGCCACAAAAAGCCAAATCACTTTTGCTCATACCGGAACGTACAACATCCAGTTTTCCGCACAGCTACACAATACGGGTGGTGGCGGGTCTGGAAATAATGCAAATATCTGGTTCAAGCTAAACGGTAGCAACATTGCGAACTCTGACACTAAGGTCACGGTTCCGAGTAATGCGCCCTATGTCGTTGCAGCTTGGAACTTCATTGTCAGTGTTGCTGCTGGAGACTATGTAGAGATTGCATGGCTTGCTGACAACGCCAACATCATTCTTGAACACGAGCCTTCTGGCACGTACAACCCTGCGATTCCCTCTCTAATCATCACTGCTGTACAGGTTAGGTAATGGAACCTATCGACATCAAAGTGTTTAAGGCTCAGGCCCAGGCTGAACTAAACCGACTAGAGGCGCAGAGTACGGCAAAAGAAGTTGCAGGCAAGGCTATTGGCAAGCACGGACTTGCCTACATCACTGCCATAGTGATTGTTGGCGTGGGTGCTAGCCTGATGCTGGAGGAGTCCAAGATTGCCGCTGTTATCGGCTTGGTAAGTGCTGCTCTGACCGCACTCATCGCCATGCTAAACGGCATTGCTGGCGCTACTCCAAAACAAGAAAAACCTGAGTTTGAAGTCATCAAGTCTCTGATTGACAAGCTGGACAAGCTAGACCGGTCTGAGCAGCCTATGCAGGTCATTGTTGAGGACAAGGTTGTCAAGGTCACTAAAGGTGAAAGCACAGTCACCACTGCGAGGTAAGCATGGATTGGCTCAAACAGATTGCTCCCACTGTAGCCACTGCTCTTGGCGGCCCTCTTGCTGGGATGGCTGTGTCTGCCATTTCTAAGGCCATAGGTGTAGATGAGGACAAGGTAACTGACATCATCTCCAGTAACAAGCTCACAGCAGATCAAGTAGCCCAGATCAAGATTGCAGAGATTGAGCTTGCTAGGCAGGCGCAGGAGCTTGGCCTGAACTTCGAGAAGCTGGCTGTAGATGACCGCAAGAGTGCTAGAGAGATGCAGGCTACCACCCGCTCCTTGATGCCTCCCATCCTTGCTGGCACAGTCACAGTTGGTTTTTTTGGCATCATGGTCATGATGTTCTTCAACCAAATTGACAGCAACAACTCAGCCATTTTGATGATGCTAGGCTCACTGGGCACGGCTTGGACTGGCATCATTGCCTACTACTTTGGCTCCTCTGCTGGCTCTCAGGCAAAGACAGACCTTCTCTCTAAGGCTTCTCCAATCAAATGAAACACAACTGGGACGAAGCTCTCAAACACGTTCTCAGGTATGAGGGCGGCTATGTCAATCATCCTTCTGACCCAGGTGGGATGACTAACCTAGGAGTGACCAAACGTGTTTGGGAAGAATGGATTGGACGACCAGCAACTGAAGCTGACATGCGCTCCCTCACCCCTGAACTGGTTTCTCCGCTGTACAAGAAGCGTTACTGGGACGCTGTGCGCGGTGATGACCTTCCTTCTGGTGTTGACCTGTGCGTGTTTGATTGTGCCGTCAACGCTGGCGTTGGTCGGGCTAGTAAATTTCTACAGCAGGTTGTCGGAGTACTAGCAGATGGTCAGATAGGCCCAAAGACGATTGCAGCCGTCACAGCCAAACCTGCTGACGATGTGATTGCCCAATTCTGTGATTTGCGTGAGGCACACTTCAAGTCTCTGTCTACCTTCCCTACGTTTGGAAAAGGCTGGATGCGTAGGCTAGACTCTGTTGAAGAAGAATGTAAGGGGATGTGTAATGGCTCGTAAGAAGTTTCCGAACCTGTCTGTAGGCAGAGGCGAGAAGTTGCCTGTCAGTCGCGGGGCTGGTTTGACTGCCAAGGGTAGGGCTAAGGCGAACAGGGCTACAGGGTCTAACCTGAAGGCTCCTACTAAGTCTGGCCCTCGTCAGAAAGCGTTTTGCGCTCGCAGTAAATCTTGGACTGGAGAGCGTGGTAAAGCTGCTCGTCAGCGTTGGGGATGCAGATGAAAGATACACCTAAAGCCAAGCGTGGCCTGTACTACAACATCAACCGCAGACGAGAGCTAGGCTTGCCAGCGAAGAAGCCTGGACAGGCTGGATATCCTACTGCCCAGGCTTTCCGCAGGTCTGCACGTACTGCTAAGAAGCGTTAGCAGTTGCTTGCCAGTTGTTGTCTGGTTGGCTTTTGGAGACAGTTAACGTCAATGTAATTGACTGCCAAGCTGTATCCCTTTTTTTCCATTTCAGAGTCAACCAAACCAACTCCAAATTTGCCAATCACTTCGACAACTTTGTACAAGGTTGCGTCTGGCAAATCATTGACAACAACAAGCTCGCCAATCTTGGGGAGATTTTTCATGGTAACCACCTTTGATTAAGTTAAAGAACAATGTGAGAACCTGTCTCACACTCTCATTATAATCATATAATCACGCTTGTACACTAGGATAAACCCTAACTTTATGTAAAGTTTTGTAAAGTTTTTGATAGTGAGCGTTCACTTTATTGGTTTGGCAGAAGGCCGCCCTCAAACAAGTAGCTGCCAAAATGCCCCAGGTTGACCCAGGGTGCAGCGTAAATCTTGATACCCATCTCTCTGGCTTTCCAGCAGAAGTAGTAGTCTTCTGACAGGAGTCTCTGCACTCCTGGTTCTATAGCGCAGGCGAAGTACTCGGTAATCCAGTCTGTGATTTCACCGGACAGTACCTTCACATCGTTGCGGTAAGCAGGCAGTTGCTCCTTCATCTTGACAAGAACTTCCTTCTTGATAAGCATGAAGCCTGTGCCACCATTCCAGATTTCCAGAGGCTCATTAGCAGGCACTGTGACCTGTCCTTCGTAGCCTACAAGGTTGACCACCATCGAACCAGTCTTGTTCTTAAGTTGGTCTACAGGAACACCTTCTTTGACTGCCTGCTCAACTGTGTGCCAGTTGATTTCCTTCTTAGGGTAGATGCCGCAGATGATGTCCTTGTCTGCCCTGAGCATGTGAACGATGTCAGCAGGGTTGAACTTGATATCTGCATCTATAAACATCAGGTGAGTAGCTGCCTCGTTCTGCATGAACTGGTGAGCTAGCAAGTTCCTGCCACGCTGGATCAGACTCTCGTTAAAGAGGAAGGATACAGACAGGTCTATGTTGTTATCAGACAGAACCTTGGTTGCTGTGATGAGGGACTGCGTGAAGAACCCTGTACACATGCCACCATACATAGGCACTGCCAAGAATACGTGAGGCTTTTTTTCTTCTTCCATTTTTACTCCGAGTTAGGTAGGGTGGTGGAGGCCAGTACCGCTGTCCACCGGCAGCGTCCTAACTCCCCTCATTGCGAGGGTGCATCTACTGGCTGACTAAGCTGCGCTATAGCATCCTCATACCCGGATGTATACGCGATGTTCCACATCTGTTGCAGGCTCATGTTGATAAGGTTCTGGCTGTACTCTACAGCATTGCGGCCTTTTTCCAGAGACTTCTGTGATGGTTGAATTTGAACTTGTTGAGTCATGATATGTCTTCTATCCTGAGTACGTACTTGTTTGTCTTTGCAGACTTGCGATGACCTTGTACTACTACTCTGATACCAGCATCTCTGACGAGAGCTAGCGTGTCAGATGCCATGATTTTCTTTATCCTGTCGCTGACAGCAGAGGCTGTGACCTGCACTGCCAGGACTTCTCCTTTACGGATGGCAAGGATATCGCACCACCCCCACAGGTCTTTACGCTGTTTCGTAAAGCTGTTCCACTTCTCCACCACCTCGCAGTGGTAGCCCTGCTCACGCAGGTAAGCTAGAGAACGCTGTGTGGGTGATGTCTTTGTTGCCATAGAAGGGCGGCCTACTCGCTGCGTCTGTGTTCCAGCCACTTTCGTGGCACAGCATCCGCTTTCGGCCTTATCTCAGTAGCAGTTGGTGGTGCAGTTACCGAAATAGCAACAGGTCGTGCATGTCACCATACGGCCACCAGATGTGATTGTGTGGGTAGAGCAGGACGCCCAAGCACCAGTGGTGACAAGCGCGATGCTAATTGCTGCGAGAAACTTCTTCATGATTTACTCCTTGATGTAGTACTAAAGTGCTAGAAAGGCACGTCATCATTCTTAGGCCGATACGCATAGTCGTTGTTCTCCCTGCGTTGGTAGCCTGACCGCACCTCTCTGGGTGTTTCCTTTTGCTTTCGTGCCCAGTTGTCTTCTGCCAGAGACAGCAGGCTGTAGCCCATGCTGGTTGGCTTTTCCCACGCGCTGAGCTTGAGCTTGTCACCAGCCTTGTAGTCCATCTCTAGCACGATGAACCCTTTGTAGTCCGGGCCTTTCTCGCTCTTACGCTTGGCCTTCTCTTCGTAAAACATGACGCCCTTTCCGGGCATCTCTTTATGTTCAGCCATCACTTTCCTTTCATGGTTGATAGTGGTATCTGGCAAAGACCGACCCACCCTGACTAACATTCTCTGTAAAGATTCGATGTCCCTGCCGTCTAAGGACTTCGATATGTGCTGCAAGCCTTGTGTCCCTGTAAAGCTCATACGACTGCTTCTGTGTCAGCGGTCCTACTTCTCGGAGGTGTCCGAGAATTCTGGATCGTTTTGTAGCGAATCCATACCTGACGGGGACATCTGCGACTTTGGGTTGGTCTGCCCTCCAGCCTTGACAATCTCCCCTTTCAGCTTGACCCTGTGAAGGCTGCTAAAACCCTCTACAACGTCTTTATTTGCTTCTTGCAGGGCCAAGTACTTGTTCGTCTTCTCAGCCTCTGTAACCTTGTCAGAAGAGGCTATACGGGCAATGAGTGAGGCGTAGCCAGCAATCCACTCATCCTCGGTGTAGTAGCTGCTGTGTACCTTGTCTCCAGGAAGGTGCAGCTTGAACGCCCCTTCCTCTACTGACACCTCTTCTACCATTCCCATGTCTACAGGCTTAGCAGGCTTGGCAGGCTCAAAGTCTTGTACTTCCTCAGGCGTGTAGACGCCCACAACTACGCCAGGGTAGACAGCACGGATGCCCTCTGACAGAACCCTAGCCCTGAGCATGGCACGAGGGTAGTTGCGCCAGTTGTCTTTATTGGCAATTCCTATCGACTTGGCCTGACTGATAGTCCATGTCACTTCTAGGCTACCGCCTTGAGGATGAGAGAACAGTCCCGTGACTTGCTCATCTGTGTAGACCTTCCACTCAACCCTGCCACCAGCAGCCTGAAACCTTGCAAGCATGGCGTCTGCTTTCAATGCAGGACGACCCTGGATGATATGGAAATCACGCATAGCTACAGCAGGATGCAGGTTCTCTGCTTGGCAAAGAAGCATGATTGACATAGCTTCTTCTGGTGTCTTGAACCCGAACAGCTTTGACTGTGCTGCTACTTTGCCCATGTTCTCTATGTCTGAGAAAGGTACGATGTTGCTCATTTTTCTTCCTTCGCTTCCAGCATGGCATTTGCCATCTTGTATGTAAATTAAGCTACATCTCCTCTAGGTAAATGTGTATGATTATT